TGTCATTTTTTGACAAGCGGTCATTTTGTTGAAAATTCAACTCGTTTTGTTGTTGCTCCGTTTTTGTGCCGATTGTCATATTTTGACATACGGTACTTAAAATATACTGATATCCGGCAAAAGCTCCGTTGTTGCGGATCTCTTTACGGCTCAAGTATCCGCAATCAATTAACTCTTTCATATACTTGGAAATTGAGTGATCGCTTTTAATTCCTAAAGCTTCTTTGATATCGCTGTTATAAAAACTCCAACAACCTACTTTACTTGCCAAATAACAATAAATTCTTACCGCCGTAGCACTTACCCTTTTATCAGTAATAATAATGCCTAAAATCATAATAAAATCAGTTCTAACAACAATCTTGTTTTGTTTTCCTTCCTCTAACAAATCAAACATTATTTTTACTCCTTATTTTATAGACAGTTCTCTCCCGTTCATAAAAAACATTGTCTTTTATTGACTTATTTTTACTCTTAAAACAACTTAAAAAACCAACTAATTTTTAATTCTTTTTCATTGTTTAAACTCCATTTGTTTATCTTCATTAGTCAACGGCAACTCTTTAACAACTTCATGAGTTTGCGGATGATATATTGTTTTTGTGTCGGTATCGTAATTAAACTGACACTCACACTGTACAGTCCTTAACTCTCTGCCGACTCTTATCTTTGTTCTCAATTTATAATTATCTAAATTTAGCTGTTTAATCTGTGTCTTTAGTTCGTCAGATATTTGTTTTTTCTTTGCTAAAAGTTCATCAATTTTATCAAGATTCTCTAAATGCTGCTTTTTCAATTCTTCAATATCTTCTTCGCTTAACTGCCACTCAACTTCACAATCAACCATCGTTGCTTCTATTTGCTCTGTTTCTGGCTTAACTTTCTTGTTTTTCATTTCCGTTTACTCCTTTATATTTTTTATATGGTCCTCTCTTTTCAAACACCTTTCTCGGCAAAAGCTTTGCTTCAATAAAATAATGCAGCTTATTTGGAGTCCACTTTAACTTATCGGCAATATCAACAATTTTCATCGTCTTGTAATTCGCTAAATAAAACTCAACTATCTTTTCTTCTTCTTTATACTTTGAGCTGTTCGCACATTTGTTTTCACCAAACACAACAATATTTTTTTTTCAAACACATCAAATCTACAACACCTTTCTCATCCGGCAAGTATTTGCTGTACTCACAATTAATACATTTCATCTTTATTCTCCTATGCCGCTCTAAATCCGCTCAAAATACTCGGCTTTTTAAATTTCAAACTCTTTTGCTGCACAGTATAATAAAGCTTCTTTCCGTAACTATCTATCATCCTGTTAACTTCTGCTGCTCTTTCTTCAATAGCTTTTATATATTCTTCATTTCTCGGTACTCTCTGTATTATCGGTCGCTCCATCGTTGAATAATTCACATAATCACACCACAACCTTTTTGCAACCCACATATTAAATTGCATCTGAGTATAATGTTGCGGGCTTATCTTTGGATGCAATTGCAGTTTCCAAAAGTTCTGCTCATTAGGACACTTTATTTCTATCATCCCATCCGTACCAACCAGACCATCCGGGCTTGATCCCGCATACTCGTTATGCTCAATAAACCCAACATGTATAACCTTATTGCCCGTTTCAAGCTCGTACTCTCTGCAAGCTATCGGCTCAAGGTCAATTCCTCTTTGCAAATCTTCGGTCCAAAACCTGTTCGGCACACATTTTCCGGTCAACCTTTCAAGTGCTTTTTCCATAATGTACTGATGAGCCGTACAACTGTTGTGCATCAATACATGAAAATTACTTGCCGTCAACTTACCACACCTTAAATCGTACCACTGCTTACTTCTTTGCTCACAATAAAAAATTTTCATATCAGATCTCCTGTTTCCCTTTTTTTTGGCGGTAGCAGCTTAGGACAACTACCGCCTGTAGTTTAAAACTTAATAATTGAATGCCTTTGGTATCCGAAGCCGAATTTATTTTGCAAACAATCCGCTTTCGCTTTTTGTTTAACAAAAATCTGTTCTCTATTCCTCGTTCCAAAAACGAATAACCCTACCACTTATAAAGAGCAATTCAGATTTTTAAACAGAATCTATTAACTGTATAGTGATAGTTGATACTTTGCGGTAGTATCGGTAACCGTTGGGCTTTGAAGTTTTAACCCTAACTCTAATATATGCACGACACAACATTAATCAAGAGTGCTAACTTCCGACCTTTGAAGGTCGTGCATATCTAACGGTAACAAAGTTACCATAATTTTCCAAAAGCAATAGCATGTCTTAGTTTTTGCTTTCTTGAAGCTCCAACCGTTCTGCCGCACACAACTCTTACATCTTTAAAAAATACATTGTTTGTCAAACTTTCTCTTGCTGTGCCTTTTAAAAACCTTGCTACTCTCTCAATAAAACCTGCTGCTCTTATTTGTTCCGGAGTATATTTACCCATTTTTTACATCTCCTATATA